TGTGCAATAGCATCCTAACCTCCGCGATTAACATTGCTTTTGCAACAGGCATTGGTTTGTCAATAAATTGCATTGGCAACCCGAACTCTCTATATAACGGAATCGTTTGCTGGCGAGTCGAAAGCAGTATAGCAATATTTTGCTTAACAGAGGCAATGGTATCGGTTTCATTCAATGTTAATCTGTTTATCTCTTTTGGACTTACCTCATAACTCATAGCACCACCTCATGATTTCAGATATTCAAGCAAATCGACAGCAACAGTAGCTCCGGTCATGTTTCCTTTTTTGTCGTATGTCTCAAACTTTATCTTGTGGCTTTTGACTGTCCACCTGTATTTTCCGTATACCTTTTCTCCGATAACGAGAGTAACAGCTTTTCCGCTGCGTTCATATTCCCATAGCTTGGTAAGCTCCGCCATCGGATCAACGCCCAAATATACAGAAAGAACCATCTCAAATGAGATGGTATCGGGATTAAGTCCAGTAAATTCAGTAAGAGCATTCGTCAGGTGCCGCTGATGTTCGCTGTATCGTGCGGATCCTGACCACTCTACTCTGTTAATGGTTTTTATCGTATTCGAGGACACCTGGAATATGATGTCCCCGAGACATCCTACCTGCATTATATCGCCCCCAGTATGAAGCCATCGCCGTTGAATACGGGGAGGTATAGCACCAGCACCGTATCATTGACTTTAGGCATCCAATAAGTTACGTTGGCTGCATGGCCATGTTCGCCATTTTCTTCGGTCATGCTGCCCCCTGATAGGTCATGCGAGTGTTTACCATCAGGTTTGGTATAAACGCCCGCTCCATAGTGTTGCATCACGTACAGCCACCCTGATACCATATCCTTATCCTTGAATATTACACGGGCAGTGCGCTTGGCCGGATCCACCGAGCTGACCGTACCTATCCGTACCAGGTTCCTTAAAATATTTTCGCTGTCCATCAGTATCCCTCCAATACATGACGCAGCCTGATCTGCGTAGTGTAGCCGGACTTGCCGATGGTATGTTTTGCTTGGCTGATAATATATTTACCGTCCCAGGCGCCCCAGCCGGATAACATCACAGTGACCCCGGCCACCAAATCAGGATTGCCGGGAAGAGTAAATGTCGCTGTATACTCATATTTGTTTTTTAAGCGCAGCATCTTATTTGCCAGGGCCTGAGCTTCTCCAATGCTGCTGACCTTGGCAGTTATTTCGAGGGTTTGATTTTTCTTGTCTTTGGGATTGTAGTCCTCGGCATATGCAGTGGCCTGGATTGTTTCACCCGTTGCCGGGTTAACATAGCTTACCCTGCATTTGGCATATTTCTTATCCGCTTCACCGGTCCGGAGCTTGTATTTCAAATACGTGCCAGAGCCTCTTTTTATGGTGAAAACAGCAGGCTTCGCTTCGTAGGTTTCCTGGTCGAACAGGATAATAATGTTGTTAGACACTTTAAGCGATATCCCGGCATTTTTGCATAGCTGCTGCAAAAATGCTATATCGCTCATTGTTACCTGTTCAACGCGGGAATAGTACGGATCCGTGGCCGATTCATACATGCATGTCATACCATTGGCCGAGGCTATTTCATTGGCGATACGTGACAGGGTGTATGCTTCCCAGGCTTTGCTCTTTTTGGTCTGGCGGACTTGTGAGCTAAAAGGAAGCGCGGTGCCTTTAATCGCAATAGTGGAGGGTGGGCCGTCAGCTTCAACACTGTCAAGCTCAAATTGTCCGCAATCAAGCACCTTATCATTGCCATCATTGTTCCAGTTTTTCCTCACAATGGCCGCCTGGATCCGCAGGCCCTTTACGGCTGATCCGCTGCTTACAACACCGCTTTCAGTGGGGATAGCCTTTACCACCTGGTCAATTGCAAACCAGCCGAGATATCCCACATGTATAGGATAAGGCACACCACTTTTGAGGTTGAGCTGCGTGATGTTGCCCTTATAGTTGGTGACAGGTGCGCCCGGCGTTCCGGTTCCGTAACTGGAATATTGAGGCTGTCCATTCACTATGACGGCATCACCGATTTTCCAATCTCTGGACAAGGCCTCTGAGCTGTCAGCAGCAACCTTTGTAATATAGCTGGTGCTTATATATCCTGTCTGGCCGCTATATTTTATGGTTGCCCATCCTCCGGAAATAGAAATCACGTTAACCTGTGTCCCGTAGGAAAGAGCTCCGATTTTTTTATAATTCGTCCCTGGCCCGCTGCGCACGTTCAATCCGCTTTTGGCCGTAACTTTATACAATGACCCTCCGGATGGACTACCAGAAGCCGCAGCCTGTATAGCTACGTTCAGCCATTTTTCTAACCAGACAGCGTCCCGGTCTTCAATCAGGATCTGCAGATCGTCAGTTTCGTCCTCTTCGTTGTCGGTGTATGTCAATGAGATTAAATACTTCCGCAGGGATGCGGAAATGTTCACACCGTCAAAGTAGACTTCCGCATCCGTGCGTCTTGCTAAATCTTTATCGCTCATCCGCTCACCTGCTTCCATGGAGGCAGCGCAGCTGTATCAGTTGCTTCTTCCTCGACATCAGGCAGCACGAGTGTTATCCCTGCAGGGAAGATATAATACTCCCGGTATTCCGGATTGAGATTCATCAGCTTATCCGTATGAGCCACACTTCCCAGCTGTGTATGTGCTATGCTGTCCCACATATCGCCCTGTACAGTAGTATAGGTTCTGCTCATGCGTATGCCCTCCTCGCCGAGTCAATTCCAGCGTCCTCAAGAACATCAAGAATGTAATCTTTCAGATCGCTGGCAGCCTCTCTTAATACAGTCGCTATATCGGACGTGTTACCGACTCCTGAAATGCTGTAGGACGGAGATACGGTCAGGATGATATGGTTGCCTCCGACACTTGGCCCGGGCTGCGCAGATACTGCTTCATTCCTTGCCAATGAAGGGAATGCTTCAATACCGGCCATGCTTATTTCAGCCATAACTTTCGTCACTTCCGGTTCCAAAGCCCGGGTTTTATTGATGTAACCAGCCCATGTCATTTCTGCCTTTTGCTCCATTACGCGGGACGGGCTTCTTATTTCCAGCTGCGAATCAATGGCCGCTATTGCTGCTTGTGCCACGCGTTTATAAGCTTCCTGGACGGTCGGCAACATATCAATTGCACCATCAGCAAAGCCTTGCATGGTCTGTTTAGCGCTTTTTGCAGCATCCTCGCTGAGATTCATTTCAGCTATGGTAGCCTCCAGCTCTTGCTGGATATTGTCCATTGAAGCCTTGAATTCCGTCTCAATCTCCGCGAGACTGCCAGCAGCGGTTTCCTGTTCCTGCTTCAGCTTTTGCCAGTTGGTAACCATCTTCCGCAGATCCGCATCACTGGCATTAGCCATACCGGCTATGGCATTTACGCTTTCTGCGCTGCCATCAGCAAAGCTGGCTATCATTTCATTAAGCCCTTCAATGTCCGCGCTGCGTTCCTTCAGCTTTTCAAGGTTTTCATTATACTTCTGCCAGTAGTTAATCTGGCTTTCAAGGTTTGAATTGATTTTTGATGCGCTTGTTGCAACAATATCAGCGGCCTCATCCCATAGGTTATACTGTCCGGATATACTATCCAGAGCAGCGTTATAGGCCTCTTCATAGGCAGCCGCTAATTCGTTCATCTCCTGCTTTACGGAGTTGATAACCTCACGGAAGTTTTCACCTGTTGCGGCCGCTTCCTCCTGAGCTTTCTGATATAACCGGAAGGCCTCTTCAAGCTCGGCTATCTTGGCCGCATTTTCTTCATATGCTGCGGTAGCTTCATCAAGGGCCTCATTGTATACCTCAAGCTCCTGCTTTGCCCGTTTGTAAGCCTCTTCCGCTTCTCTTGCAGCATTTGCATAAGCGTTTCCGCGGTAATCCTTATAAGTTAAGGCCTTCGCCGAATCATATGCCTTTTTTGCACTCTCATATTGTTCCTGTGCAATCCTGGCATTTTGCTCAGCGGCTTCCTTTGCGCTTTTCAGTGCTTCATGCTGGCCGACACGGTCAATATATTCTTTCCATTGAGCTTCAAGTTTGGCCTGAGCAGCTTGAGCTTCGGCAATGGCATAGATAGAATCTATAAACTTACCTGCGGGGTTTACCACGTCTTCATAGTTTAATGCCAGCTCAGGTACCTGTTCATTCAATGCCTCGATGATGGAAAGTATAGCCTGCTGGTTTTCCGCAGCACTGTCGGTAGTAGCAGTTAACTCTTCCAGCTTGGCGATCAGCGCCAAGGTGCTCCGGTGTTCTTTTTCGATTTCTCCTGCTGTCTCGGAATGGGAAGCGGTCATTTCGCTGTAGCTTTGCATCAGCTCTTCATGAGCCGCCTTATAGTCGCTCAGCTTTTGCTTCCCGGCTTCATATTCGGCTGTTAAATCTTCAATCTCCCAGCGGAGCGCCTGTGCTTCATAGGAGGTTTCTCCATACAGCTCAACAGCCTTTTTATATTCATCATTGAGTTCCTGAAGCCTATAATACTGCTCCCTGGAAACAGCCGTTAATTCCGCGGCTTCATCTCTCTGCCTTTTGCTTGCAGCAGTAAGCCCGACTATTACACCTGTCAGTGCAGCTACACCGGCAGTCACGGCCATTATAATGTTCACACCTGGTATCGAAGCCGCGAACAGTTGCATCAATGGAATAGCTACCTTCGTTACCGCAACATAAGCAGTAAGACCGGCAGTAGCAACCCCAATCACTCCGATGAATGCAGTGATTGCTTTTACCAGTTCGGGATTCTTTTCAACAAATTCCGTGATGCTGTTCAAAACATCCGTGGCGACACCATACAAGCCGCTGAGAGCAGGCGTGAAATTATCGCCTATTGCAATCTTCAGGTTGTTGTATGCATTCTGCATCATGGTGAGCTGGCTTTGAGTAGTCGCGTATCTAAGCTCCGCCTCTTTAGTGAGCGCAGTATTCTCACTCCATGCCTGGTTGGCCGTTTCAAGGGTACGGTTAAGGAGATCTCCGGAGTTGGCAAGAGACAAAATCATACGCTGCATACGTGCTTCGGTTATACCGAGTTCCGTAAGGGCAACCGTTGCACTCTTGCCGTTTCTCTCCGTATCATTCAGGCCGACAACAAAAGCCTGCAGAGCTTGAACTGCGTTAGTTCCCCATAACCGTGTAAATTCCTCGGCCGTCATGTTGGCGATGCTCGCAAACTCTTCCAGGTCCTCACCAGTTTCAACAGCAGTCATAAGAGTAGATATAAGCCTGCTCATGGCGGTCGAACCTGCTTGAGTTTCGATACCCAATGATGTTACGGCCGCTGCCAATGCCACCATGTCAGCTTCGGACATTCCAGCAAGGGAAGCACTGGCTGCAATGCCCTGGGCCATTTCTGTTATTTTTTGTTCGGTTGTGGCATAATTGTTACCCAGGGCAACGATGGCACTCGCAAGATTGGAATAGAACGACGGATCCATCCGGGTGATATTTGCGAATTGAGCCAGCAAAGTCGCTCCTTCTTCGGCCGTCATGGTCGTTGCTGTCGCCAACATTGCCATGACAGTAGAGAAGTCGAGCAGGTTTTCTTTTGCAATGCCGAGCTGTCCAGCCACTTCACCGATGCCAGCAAATTCTTCAACAGTAACAGGAATATCTGTTGAAAGAAGCTTTATTTCCCTTGACATTGCAGCCAGCTCTTCATTTGTCAGATCGGTAGTTTTCGCCACACCCGTCATTGCTGATTCAAAATCCATGGATGCTTCAGCGGTCGCAGCGAAAAAGTCATAAATTTCCTGCAGAGCTTTTGCAATGCCGGCTGATGCCAACGCCTGGCTAACAGCACTAATAGCAGCGGAGGCTTTGGCACCAAAGTTATTAGCCTGGTCCGCAGCCTCCTCCTGCTTTTTCCGAAGTTCATCAATCTGATTCCCAAGCCTTGTGGTTTCTCCAGTGAGGTTTGAGACGTCAACGCCGGCATCTACCAAGGCGCGGCGCATGTCCTCCAGCTTTTTCGTCTGATTTTCCAGGGAAGCAGAAGTCTTATCAATCTGTTGTTGCTTCGACAGTAGCCTATTTTCAAGAGTAGCAGAAAAAGTACCGGTTTCGGCGATCTCCTTTTGGATATTATCATATTGCTGCTTAAGCACTTCGAGCTTTTTCTGAGTGGCCTCAACCGCGCTTTGCTGTTTCTGATATGCGGATATATCCGACTGTGTTTTACTGAGGGCCGCTATTTCTTTCTGCATGGAAGCAATTGCGTTCTGTGCAGTCTTAAAGGTGCTGTTATAGCTGCCGCCTAACTGGGCATTCAGCTGAAATAGCATTTCATATTCTTTTCTGCTTGCCATGATGGCCCTCCTTTCGGTTATTTATTTGCCTGTTTCATCTCTTCGACAAGTTTATTACTGTCCCTGATCCAGTCAACCAGCTCCGGAAGTGTTAAAGACAGCCAAAAAGGTACCGGAGTGTTATTTGTTTTTGCCAAAACAAGGCATTGCCTCCGGAGCCATGATCCGCCATCGCCGATTACAACTCCGATTTTAGTAAAAAAGATCTCGCAGCGCTCCTGATTTTGTTATAGTCGGCTATCGGCATAATCTCAAAAGCATCAGCTCCAAGCGGAACCGTGCATGCCCTGGCTGCTATGCGAATGAGATACTCACCGGAGAAAGTCGGTACAATAACCGCTTTCCCGAGCTGCTGCAGCTCATTCTCAATCGCCAGTCCATCTTTACCTGTGAGCTTACCCCATTCAAATGTCAGCTCATTATAGGTCTTGCCCTGGTACTCAAAGGGCTTACGGAATTTATGCGTGTAGGTGTAATCGCTGTTTACAGCTTCTTTCTCTGCAACAGCAAACTCATCCGCATCAACATAAACCTGTTCTTTCTTAACATCGTTACTCATGGTTAATCTCCTTTCTTAAATACATAAAATACCCGGGACGACATTTGCCGCCCCGGGCTTATTGGTTATTTACCAAGAACTCTCCTGACATCGGCCAAGTAGTCAACACCGTTGACATAGCAAATGAAATTGAGCGGATCGATTTCTCTCTTCTTTACACCGTCGATATAAGTAGCCCAGTAGCGGACCGCATATTCGCCGGATCCGTCCGTAGGAGAAGAGGGGGCAATCGAGCCGCCGGCGTCTCTCTTTGGCACAACTACAAAAAGGTGTTTTACCGACTGCGCCGTGACTACACCGCCAACAGTGTCTTCCACCTGCTGAGCAACACGCAAATCTATTATGTGCCTGCGAGGTTCGGACAGCTTAATGGCCTGCTCTGTCGTGGTCCGGAAATTGAGGGTGAGGGTCATAGCGTCAAAATGGCCGAGTATTACAGCCTCAATATTGCCGGCAATGCCAGCTCCGGAAATGGACTGCGTAAGAGCGGTAAGGTCGGGGAGGGTAGCTTTAGCCATTCCGAGATATTCAACGCTGTCCTCATATACCGCGAAATTTATGACGCTCTCATCGAATTTCGGCATCTATTATTCCTCCTTCCTTAACCCTGCAGTGCAGCGGTCACATAATTGGCGTCGTACTCAAGTACGAAGTCAATTTCCTGTGCCGGACTCGGCGGGGTATTGTAGATATGGATTTTGATAATGCCGGCCATCAGATTGGTAAGCGGGTTCTCGCTTTCCTTAAACTCGACACGAGCGCCGAGCAGATAGCCAGAGCCAACCAGACCGTTTAGCCATATGTTGCTGGCATCAACGATCGAATCTATCAGCCTGCGGTTCATGGGTTTGTCGAGCTTGCTCCAGAAGGTCTTAATCAGGGTGTTGCCCTGCCAATCAAACATCCTGGACAAGGGTATGAAATAATCCTTGACATCCGTGTTATTCGGATAGCAAGCGGTGTAATTGCCCCAGCATACCATACCGCCCATGAAATTCAGCGCAGTAACTACGCCGCCGGCATTAAGGATATTGGCCTGTGCCAATGTGAGGTTGACTTCCGTTCCGTCCGCAACAACCATGGCGTCACACTGGAACCTCTTATTGGACGGGCTCTCATACGGGCAACCTTCATTCCCGGTGTCGACCGATGCAATCAGGCCAGCAAGCTGTGTCGACATGTGGAAAGTCTTATCTCCGAGCTTCAGCAGCGGCCAGCAAACGATCATGTTTTCATCAGTGAAGTTCTTTGAATTTTTCAGCGCTACTACTTCGCTGTAATCATCAGCTCCGCCGGCCGCTTCAGTGCTGATGTCAATCAGCGCTTTTGCCCTGAACATACCGTTAATGCCTGCCGCCTTTGTTGCCATAACTGCAGCAACAGCGCTTTCCTGAGAGAAACCAGGAGCGCAAATGAGATCCGGAACGATACCCAGAGTAGCCATGCACTGCTCAATCGCTTCCATTCCTGTTGCGACGGCCGCAGCATTAACAGAACCGGGAGTAACCTTCTTATAAGCTATGTTCAGGCTTTCCGCGCTGTATGCAGCACCGTCAGGCAGAAGCTCAATGTAGCAGTATTCGCCTTCATAATACACAGCATAATCTGTGTCTTTGACATAGGCGTTTCCTGATCCGCCGGCCGGTTTAACAACCAGCGTTGCATCATCGATGGCTTCAATGGGAAGTGCGATCTTGTGATTGACGACATCCTTATCAGCTGCAGCGACAGTTTCATTCATTGTCACCGGGTTAAGCAGATTTACGAAAATGACAGGCTGGCAGCCGTAAAGGTTAAAGTGTGAGTACATGAACTCACATAAGGTGTAGTCATTCCAGTTATCCGAGTAGCCAAGCTTTTCTTTTGCTTCTTCAAAGCTCGTGCAGAGAACAGGCACTCCGACTTTGGCCGGCGAACCGGCGCTCTGTACAGGCGCGATACCGACAACAAAAGGTATGCCGGATTCTGCAACGACAGGAGTTCCGACGCTGGTGGCCTGTTCGGAAACATATACGCCGTGATTAGCCATTTATATATCCTCCTCCTTGCGCATTATTTGCCGGTTGCCAGCTTCTTGTAATACACATTCAGCAGGTTCCCGGCAGTTTTTACTTTTACACGATCCTCGGCGATGGTCTTATCGGTAGAGATCAGCTTCGCAATCAACGGGTACCTTTCGATAGCGGGAGAGAGAAACTTCAATGTCTCCTCCAGAGACCCGCTATAGATTGTTCCGGATTGTATCACTCCGCGAATACTCGGTCCGATATAAACACAAAAAGATGCCGGTTCTCTTGCATTTTCAGGAACACCGGCATCGTTGGTTTCATCATCCTGCCTTGCCAACTCAATGTCGGCAGGCTTAGATTCCACCGTTTCATTTTTTGCAGCTGTTTTAGCTGCAGATGACTTTTTTACAGCCATGGCCTTACCTCCCTTTCAACTGATGGAAGCTTCCATGTGCTTATCATTTCACCAGCATAATAAGGGGCAGTATCATCAGGGTAAATCAGTGTTTCCAGGCCAGCTTCCAGGTCAAGTTGAAACTGTCCCCCGATAACCACCTTTCTCAGCAGGCTGATACGCAACCGCTCCATAAGGTTAACAAGCATTAAGGCTCCTTCCTCTTCATTGTCGTTATAGACGCAGAAGATAGAGCGGACGACTGCTGTTGCGGCCACATTTTCGCCTGTAGGCTGTATATCCTTTCCTGTGATCAGCTGGTGTATGATATATGGCGCTTTCTTTTTTGCTTGACTGCTATCAGGGAGACGCATCAAATGAATATCGGCTGCCCGGCTTCCTTGCTCAGCGTCACCCTTCTGTTTGCTGACGGGCAAAATTATGTCACCGACAGCTTCTTTTGAAAATTCCTTGAGCTGTTCAAGCAGGGTTATCCGATTCATGATTTACCTCCCCATCCGTTGAGGACCCTGGTGATCTCGTGCTCCAGGCGGCGCTCAAAGGTTTCACGCACAGTAGCATCCATTTTCTCAACGACTTGCTCGCTGCTCATCATATGTGCCGTAGATGGCCCGAATTTCTGTTCTATCGGGAAGCGTTTTTCGGTCACGCGCTCAAATACCCCAATAGGCCCGAAAACTCTTGCGGCAAATGCATGCTCCAATACAGCGGTTGCGCCTTCTCGCTTTACCTGTGTCTGGATGAGACCGTTCCTCGAAAACTTTGTATTGAATGTCAAAAGCGGGAGGACGTTTCCGGCGTAAGTGATACTCATGGAAACAATGCCTCCCGCTTCACTTTTGATATGGGTCTTTTGATGGACATGCTTCATGAAGTCGCCTTTATTGATAGTGTATACCTCTGCTGCAAACTGCCCGGCCCGGGTTTTTGCCGTATCGCCGGCACGCTTTAAGGCAGCATAGCTGGCCTTCCATATTCCGCCCGGAATGCCGGCAAGTATTTTATTTATGCGACTTAAACTATTGGCGCCGACTTCTGATATGCGTACACTCATTCGTCAATCGCCTCCAATTCCAAACGAATCATGCCCATCTCGTTGACGGAGTTACCGACATAAAACTCCCGGAAAAATTCTCCGTCTTCGCTGTCGCTGATTTTTATTTTTGTTCCCTTTTCCGGGACTACGCCGCCAAGGTCGGAAGCAGCGCAATGAAAAACAGCGGTAACAAGGAACAGGCCCTGGACATGGTCTGACACAAGCTGCCGTCTATCCTTTTCCTTGATGCCGGATAGCACAACCGGAATATTCTCATAGGTTACACCATCATAAATAATAGTGTGTAGCTTGGCAAATTCTGAAGGATTGGTAAAAACACGCTTGATGTCAGCTTCAACCATATCCTTAAATCCGCTCATAATACCGGCTCCTCGGCTCCAAGATCAGGTGGTGCTTCTTCGTCTCCTTCGGATCCTCCATCGGAATCCTCTCCGGATTCCTCTTTGAAATATTCGTCAAGAGCAGCCACCATATCTGCCTTTGACATTCCGACCTTGTAGGGGATTCCGTAATCACTCATGATCTCGCGCAGCTCCGTCGACTTCATTTCTACGCTATAGCTCGGTATATCGTTCGGCGCTTCTATTTTGTCTTTAAAGCCGCCGTCCTCATCCAGAATGTTATTACTCGGCTCATCTTTTTTTGTCTGTTCAGAGGCTGTTGCAACAGCTTTATCGGGTGTTTCTTTTATTGGCGTTGGCTTACCCACATACCGAGCAACACCTGCGGCTACAAGACGGGCTTCGATGTCGGCGGGAAGTTCCTGAACGCCATCGGCTTCAGTAATGGCAACGGAGATTTTCCCCTTATTGTAGACAACCGTACCGTTTGTAATGATCACTGCCATGATACTTGTCTCCTTTCATTCAGCGCATTAGGAAATAGCCTGGAATGCTATCCAAGCGCCTTTATTGTTCGGAACAGGCAGCGGACGGCTGGACAGTGTGAGTTCCCTGGTATTTCCGACAGGATCGCTTACATACTTCGGTATGCGTCTTCCTGCGCGGGTATGGAACAGGCCGTCATCCTGCTCAACCTGGGTAACGGCTCCGTAAAGAGTACGTCCGCAATTCGGAGCGGTCAGGATCGCATACTTAGAAGTAATAAACTGGGTATCGGTGCCGTTATCTGCAGTGTATGTTTCATCATAGCTGAATACATTGATGTATCTGCCGTTTACGTTCAGCACGCAGATGAGAGCAGCACCGGCCGGGAGCAATTCAGGATTGACCCTGCCCAGTTCATACCTGCGGTTGTCCAGGAACTTCTCTATATCGTCATTACGAACGATTACATCAGCAACATCCGGAGAGCATATCAAATCGGTTGCAGGCAAACCTTTAGAAGTTATTTTGCGAACGAGGACTGCCAGGTCACCGAGTATATTTGCTCCTTCCTGGTCCCAGTATTTAGTCAGGGTTGCAGAATTGGGATTGGAACCAGAGTAGAACTGGATTTCCATTTCCTCATACTTGCCGGTGTCATCAGCATAGTGCTTCATTACCAGCTTGTTATTGAGTAACAGTTCTGCGGCCATTGCTTCTTCACGTCTTGCGATCATATCGTCCAGCTCCTGCATATCCCTGAAGATCAAGGCAGCCTGGCGCTGTTCCGGTGTAAGCTGGGTAAAGAGAGCTTCCCCGAATCCGCGTTTGTTGAGATCGTCAACAGTCAACGGTCTCTTCGGAGCAACAGTCGGGGGAGTATAGCGCTCCATGGTGTAACCTTCACGCAGGATGGTCATACCGCCCTTGCGAGGTGCTACGAACGGAGCAAGTTTTTTGTTTCCGTCCTGGAATTCCATCAGTACATCATCAGTGTTGAAGATATCCGTTGCATCGTTAGTCGGGAAATAGCGGTCCCTCAGAAATGTAACCGGGGGAACAAGCTGACTGGCAGAACGGATTAACGCATGGGATGAAAGAATATTAAGATTCATGGATTTTTAGCCTCCTTCTTTTGATTATTCAACGGAAAATCCGTCGCTAAGCAGGATTCCAACATCTCTGAGTGCTTCCTTGTCGCTTGCATCGATTGATGCACCTGATGCGACAATAAGCTTGTTTTCACAGAAATGTCCGGTGCGGTAAGCGAGTGCTGTAACATCAGCCTCTGTTCCTACCTCAACATCCTCTGCAAGAATGCAGTTTGGTGTCAAGGTTTCATTGGCACCTGCTGATGTGCCGTGGATAACATATTTGCCGTCTCCGCCAGAACCGGATGAAAGATCGAGCAAAGTTCCGCGTTTGAGTGTCGCGGCAGCGTCCAGCTTCCTTACTGTGATGTGAAACACGTCAGCCGGAGGCCACGGTGCTGCTATCAGTCCGTCATAAGGATTGATAGCATTGGTCTCAATCAAGCTCTTTCCCATAGCTTTTTACCTCCTCGTTAAATAGAAATTGAGTCGTTGAGATAGATCCCGACGCTACGAAGCTTTTCTTTCGTGACGTCATTGATTCCATCAACTGCTTTCGGGTCGTGTAATATCGCTTTTCTGTTGAATATACCTGTGCGATATACCCTGGCGATTACTGTTGATCCTGGTGTTTCTCCGGTATCGATATCTTCCGCAAGAATCAGGTTAGCAGCTGCAATCGTGCCCTCGTTATACACATAAGGGCAAACAATCTTCAGCTTCGCTGAATCGTAATAATCGCTATCCTCCACAAGCGTAATTGTCAAGGTGTTAGACTCATACGCTGCAGTATAGTCAGTGGTCTTTTCAATCGGCACAAATGTTTCCGCAAAGAAACACTTGATTTCCAGTTCCTCCGCCTCATAATGTTCGCTTGAATCTACAAGGGTAATCGTCAGCACACCGTCTTCATACGATACCGTGTAATCAGTAGTGAGCGAGAGTGTATCTTCCCCATACTTCACTACGAGGGTGTCTTTGTTTAGGCCAGCTACAGTTATTGAAGCTTCATGATCTTCCACGGCCAGAGTCTCAGTAATAAAGTCAAGGGCAAATACTTTTAACAAGGCCGTACGAAGCCCAGCCTGTGCTTTTGTAGCCTGATGATTTGATACGGTCAGGACCTCAACCAAGTCGTCAGTTATGTCGCTGCCCCATGGAATCAGGCTGCCGTTTGAAGCTCTTGCTATCAGGGTACCTCTTTTGAGTTTCCCATAACCCGAAGCAAGAGACGCATGGATAACGTCTGCAGGATAAGCAGAATTGATGAGGCCATCATATTCCATAGCCCCAATAGATTCATTCATGATAATGCTCATGCTTATCTACCTCCAGTACGCGCTTTTTTGACCGCCTCAATTCCTGCGTCTACAACTGCTTCAACGCTTTTCTTGGGGTCATCCTCTCCGCCGTTCGGAGCTGCGCTGACACTGGATGCATTGGAAGCCTGGTAGTCTTTCTTGACGTCTTCAAGGTGCTGCTCTCCCTGTTTGGCCTGCTTCTGCATAGCCCTGAAAGCAAGCTCCTGAGCTGAACAAGCTTTTTCTCCGTATTTTGCTTCTTTCACCAGGTCAGGATCATTGATTGCAGATGCAATCTCATCGATCTCCTGCAAACGCTTTCGCTCTGCCTGAACTGCATCATTAACAGCCTTCTGCTCTGCAGCTTTCTGGTCAGCAGATGCGGCAGCTTTCGCCTCGGCTTCGATCTGTTTTACCAGCTCCGGGTATTCAGCCCTAAGCTCTTCAATAGTTTTTGCCATGGTTACATTTCCTCCTTCTTCGCTGCCGGTTTCTGCCGGCATGTTATTATTTGTCTTAACCGGCGCATTTGCACCGGGATTGACCGTTTGAATATATTCCGGTAACTTCAAAGGGAGCGGACTCATTAACCGAATCGCACGCCCATTCACATAAATAGTGCTTCGGTCTGCACTGGCTGCTATACTGACCGGTTCAGCATCATCCAGTAATTCATCCGCAAAACCTTTGTCAACAGCCTCTTTGCCTGTCATATAAGTGGTTTCAGCCATCATGTGTTTAATTACTGTTTCTGAGAGATTGGTTTTACGCTTATAAATTGATACCTGGGCTTTGTCCCAGGCGTCATTTGAATCTGCTATCTGCCGCAGTTCATCCGCGTTATACCAGCCGAATAGGAGGCGTATGCACTTATGTATCATGATGATGCTTGAGGGGTTTACCCGAACCGTATCGCAAGCGCACATGATAAGCGAGCCTCCGGACATTGCCATTCCATCTACGATACAGATCAGTTTTTTGCCTTTGGCCGCAAGTTCCCTGAGCCGGTTATGAATGAGTATGGCAACACCGGCATCGCCACCGATGCTGTTCATGCGGATAATAATTGTCTTTGCGCCCTCAATGGATTTGAGATCTTCCAGGAACTCACTTTGAGTTATAAATTCTCCTTCGATTGGTTCTCCCCACCAATCAGTAGGCTGTTGCTCCACGATTTCACCATACATGGTTATCTCGGCAGTATCGCCGTCGACAATAGCCATGGTATAGCAGTTGCGCTCAATCTTGATATTGGGGAGCTTTTTCCCAAACATGCCTGACAAAATATTAGGCATCTGTCTCACTTCCTTCCGTATCATTATCAGCAAGTGTGGCCATGTAATTGCCACCGCCGGCTTTCTTAAGCAGCTCGTTTTCTCTTGACAGCTGTTCCAGGTTTTCTTCCCAGTCGCCACCGTTCAGCTCAACCGTCACTTCTTCGTGTGTCTTGAACCCACGGTCGACATACATAATTGCTGCCTTTGCCTCTTTGGTCGGATCGAGCTGTCCTTGAGCCGGGCCTATCCATCGAGCGCCACACCAGGCCATGCGAACGAGAGGATCACTGAAAAATCCGGGTGCTTTTATGCGTCCCCGGGCCACGGCTTCCGTTAACCAGAGCTCGTATATCGGCTGGCAGAAATCATTGACAAACCACTGCCGGCGCATCTTGAATGCTTCCCAGGCATGGAGCAGGGCACCACGGCTTGCAGAATAGCTTGAATTGAAATTCTTTAAGAGGATATCCTTCGGAATCTCAAGGGCTGCTCCAATAAGCTCACATATCGTTTCAACAAAATCTTTGAATCCGGATGTAGGTATATTGGGGTTGCCGAACACGATATCCTCATTTTCTCCCAGGTGGTTAACCGTTCCCGGTCCCATTTCATATTCGTTGTCGCTTGTTGAAACCTCTGCCGGCTCTTCACCATCCAATCCGACAATATCTCCACCGGCCTCATTCACCGGAATTTCCGTTGTATCAGTATTTGTCTTTATCCACGCAGTAAAGAACGACTGAACCAGCGCTGCCATCAGTTCGCTCTCCGTATAACGGCGAAGCTGCAGCAATTCCTCAATTACTGGTGCTAAATAAGTAACCCCACGGTATTGGTCAGGCCTTTCCGAATCCATGATGTGCAATATATTTGGCAACCCGGTTAATTCACCGTATGCCGGAACACGCACCCATTCTGTTTTTTCAGTTGTCAGCTGATACGGGTATGTATTCCGGACATAATAGGCCACGATCATGCCTTCCTTATCCACTTCAACACCGTCAAATATTCGATTACCGTCCTTTGTCTTGCCATCAGTAATGCTTGGCGAGATAAGGGTTGCATTGTCTGTCGGTGTTGAAACGCGGTCAGCTTCTATCAAATGAACACGCAGGGAGTAGGGGGATAATTTTGTCGGTTCATACCGCTTAATCAGCGCGAACACATCGCCGCTCATTAACCATGATTGGAGTGCGAGCTGCTGTAAGCCAGCAAAGTCGTTAACACCAATAGCATCACAGTTTTGCTTATGGTTCGCCCAGAGCGCAAACTCAGCTTCGGTCCTGCGCTGCCATTCCTTTGCCGCTTCCGGTTTCAAGCCTAAAATATCACGGTCAATCCTGGATCTGAATTGCAATCCCATCCCGATTATACTGGTGCGGTTTGTCTTTATGGCCGAAGCTGCAACAGGGGA